GTTTCCCAGTCACGATCGGTGGGGGTAAGGGAGGAGCTACTCGCAGTTTTACTTTTAGTTCGGCTCATATCAGTGAATTTGCATTCTTTGATAACCAAGATGAACTCCTTGCAAACACAATTGCATCGGTTGGTGAAGGACAAGTCATCATAGAAACCACCACCAATGGACCGGGTGATGCTTATCATCGTCTTTGTATGGCAGCACCTAAGAACGGTTGGCATATTTGTTTCTTTCCCTGGTACAAGCACAAGCTTTACAAGAAGAAAAGTATGTTTGGTCAGAATGGTGTGCCACCTATGAATGAAGAAGAGATCGAGATAATGGAAGAGCTAGGTTTGCAAAAGCAGCAGATGTACTGGCGTCGTACACAGATCTCGACAATGGGTATTGAAAAATTTAAACGTGAATTTCCAACCACAATGGATGAAGCATTTATGACCACATCCAACGTCTACTTTCCAACTGACATCCTTGATGCCATTGATATAGTTGACTTGGGTAGTGATGATAAGTGGTATTGTGAACCTATGGCAGGTGATCGATATACTATGGGTGTTGATGTGGCACACGGTGGAGGAAATGACTATAGTGCTATTACAGTCTTATCAGCCACCACCTTGCAACCTATCTACCACTTTCGCAGTAACAGGATCGCACCTGCAGAGCTGGCAGATAAAATATGGGATATTTACTGGGAGTTCAATGAGCCGTATACTATCGTAGAAGCTAACGGTCCTGGTTCTCTAGTCCTATATCGCCTGAAAGAATTTGGTATCCGTAACCTATACAAGACCAAAAATGGCAATGACTGGAATACAAGAAAGGAAAATAAAATGGCTATTTATGACCACGTGCGTGAATTGATGTGTGATGGGCATATCAACTTGCTCGAGAGCACATTATGGTCAGAATTAAGGAATACAATATGCAAAGACGGTGGTGCACCATCACATCCCAAAGGCGGAACAGACGATATGGTTATCAGTTACTGTCTTGCACAATGGGGTGCCAAGATAAAACCAGCACCCTCACTATACGAGGTTCGCAAACAATTAATGGAAGAATTCATCGGAAAGACAAAGGCACGGCGGATCAGAGCACGTGGCCCACTACCTTTTAGAAGACGAGGACAGTAATGGCTTACAATATTAAACCAAAAGATGTAAAAACAATTTTAGAAATGCACGATCGCTACTGGGATGACAAACAGCGCGAGATGTGGCAATACAAGTCTGCATATGAGACAGACTTCTGGGACAAAGAACGACTAGATAGTGAAATGCAAATTCTAGTACAGACAAGTGACGCATACGGATATATTGAATCGTACATTGCATCACTCTTTTCTCGTAACCCGGGTGTAGTATTCAAACAATCAGTTCGTGGCCAAGGTGACCAGCGTAAAGCACAGATCCTTGCAAACGACTTCTTGGTGAAATACAGAGGTGCGATAGAGGACGCTTCTCGTCTAGCCTTAATTTACCCTATGTCATTTATGAAAATGCTTCCAGTTAACTCTCTAGACATCTACAAACGTATGGATATGATGGCTGTTAACTGTTGGGATATCATACTAGATAGAGATGCCAAACGATATGAAGACCAAAGATATATTGCACATCGATATTATGTACCTCTACACGAAGCAAAAGCAAAATTTGGCAACAAAGACTACCAAGCAATAGAAAAGAAAGACTATTTTACCAAGTATATGGATGATTCATATCAACAAGAAATGTCATATTCAGGTACTGATGAGATGTTTCGTTACATAGAAGTTGTTGAATTTTATGACTTAGTAAACGATATGATATACTTTTACACACCAAACTGGGCTATGGGTGATAAATTCTTAGATAAAGATATGATCCCCTTCAGAGATAATGAAAACAAACCAGTTGTACCAATTGTACCTTTCTATTTTAACAGAAAGCCTGACTGTCCTATTGAAGGATATTCAGCAATGAAACGAATATATGACCAGATATATGAAACAAATTTAATTAGAACCTTTCAGGCTAATGGTGTTCGCAAAGCATCTCGTCAATATATTGTAAAGCGAGGTACCTTTGATGAAGAAAGTATGGCACAAGTTACATCAGGCATTGATGGACTGTTTATTGAAGTTGATGATGATGACCTTAATGGTGCTATTCGTACTTTACCTCAGAATCCCACACCCCCAGAACTCGAACAATACTACCAACAAGTGCAAAGAGACAAAGACAAAGGATCGATCCTAGCACCTTTTACAAGAGGTGAATCGACCCGTTCTTCAGCTACAGAAATTGCTGCACTTGCTGCCTATTCATCGTCAGAGGTAGGTAGACTGGCTAGAGAACGTGATGCTACTATCGAAGAGCTAGCACGTATTTATATTTTTATGTTGGCAATGTATATGGAAGAAGATGATGCCCGTGACATTGTAGTTATTGACAACCGTGATGAAGTGGTAAAAGCAAGCGACTTGAGAGGTGACTTTCAAATATTTGCACAAGATCAGGCTTCAACACCAATTAGTGAATCTGTTAGAAAGCGTGAATTCATACAGTCAATACCAGTATTAGAAGGTTTAGGTGTTCCTAAAACGACTCTTCTCAATGAGATGGTTCGTGCTCTTGGTCTACCTGAAAGCTTTGTTGAGGAAGCCCAACAGGCTGCTCAAGCCCAAATATCAGCAGCAAAAGCAAGAACATCGGGTGCTGCTATTCAACCTGACGCTGTAGAACTACAACAAGGAATGCAACCGACAGGACCCAATAATTTACAAGCAATTCTTAACACCGGAGAGGGATAATGGAAGATATGAACAAAATGGACCAAGAGGCATTGATGGATGAAGATATGCTGAAGTCTAAATTAATGATGAAAGCAAAAGAGATGGATGCATTGGAAGATGATGCGCTAAGTAGAGTTAGTGGTGACTTCTCCAAAAACGGTCTGAATAGACTTGTTGATGCATTGAATCAAGCAAACCGTGTATTTAAAGCACCAACCTATCCAAGGTTTGATAGTGCACCTGAGGTTTTACCACCTGAGTTTTTACGCAACCTTGAAATGGTAAATGCAGCAGTTACAGATGCAGGTTTGGATGAGTACAAATTCGATCTATCAGAGATCGAAGATGATGGTGACTTAAAAATGATAGCTGGTAAAATTGATGCAGCTGCAATGGATAGGTCATTTAAAGCGTTTCTCAACAAACCGCAAGGTATGGGAGATATACAAGCTGAAATGGATGTACCTGTACAAGAAATGTCAGGTGACGCATTGACAGCTGTTACGGTAAAACCAGAAAAAGAAGATGATGAAGAAGAATTATTTATGGCTCGAATGAAAGCATAACAATAGGAGGCTAATATGAGCGAAGAAGTCAGCAACCCCACAGCGGTTGAAGTAGAAAGTGCTGGGACTGACGTTGAAACTTCAAGTGAAACTGTAGAGACAACGGAAGAAAATGCACCAAAAAGTTATCAAGGTAAAGACCGTGTAGGTGATGCCTTGAGACAAGCGAAAGCAGAACCCATTCCAGAAGAAATGTCATTGGAAACATTGACTGAGGTAGAAGGTTTGGATGAAGGTGGACATAAAGGTATTAATTACAATAAAGTAATTTCAGACCTACCAGATGATGCAAGGGCGTTACTTAGTAATATTCGTGCAGACTATACCCGTAAAACACAAGAGTTGGCAGAACAACGTCGACAATTGGAACATTTACAAAATAGTTTGTTGAAAGGTGCTGAACAACTGCCTGAGGTTGGTGAAAAGGTAGAACTGGATCCTTATGATACTGAATCTTTCGAACAAAGAATTCAACAAGAAGTAGCACAAAGACTACAAGAAATGATGCAACCAATGCGTGAAGAACAACATCGTTTAACGAAACGCGCACAGCTAGATAAATTTAAGGCAGAAAACCCTGACTTAATGGACTACAAAACTGAAATTGCACAAATGTTGAAGTCTAATGAAAATATTTCACTAGAAGACGCATATCATATAGTAAAGGGCCGAGCTCTTAACGACCAGAACAAAAAACTCAAAGCTGAGTTGGACAGTCGTACTAGTCGTATGAGAGAGGTAGGTCTTAAACTATCACAAGGCACTTCAGTAAGAGACATAGGTAAGGTTCCTAAACACCTCAAAAAAGGTCACGAGATCTACGCTTGGTTAAAAGCACAAAAAGGTGGATAAAAAGGAAAAAAAACCGTATTTAATGACAAGCCCCTTTCACGCATCAA